AACGTCCGCAGAATGGGAAAGGGTCACCGCGCTTAATGACTTTGGATTCAATTTTCAATCCAAGTTCTTTAGCTGCAAGGGTGATGAATTTATTTAGTGTCCCATCATAATTTGGAACACCTCCATCATCACCAAGGTAAATCCCTAACAATGACATGGCGTCTTCATGGTTATAACCCATCATGCGTAAAGCACAATAGGTAACGAATGCATTTATCATGGTATTGCCATCGGTGGTGATTGGACTACCACTACGGGTTCCATAACCTGGTTTAAAAACCAGGCCATTTGCAGTTCGTCCACTTTGTATAAATACTTGTTCAAACCAGTGTTTAAACTCTGGTTTGCGTTTGTCATCACACCATCTCATATATGCAGCTAGAACAACATCACGTTGTAAAAATTCACTGATGGTCCCATCAAATCGTGCAAAATCTGTTGTTAATAGGTCATCAATTTTTGCCAAAGTGCGCAATCGATTGCACACAGCTGTTGGATTCATTCCTGGTGCATACCAGTTATTTTTCTTCAATACTTGATCCTTAAATGCATAAGTGAAGCAAGACATCATTATAGTCAACTCATGTGACATTGTTGTGATGTTCCTTGGATCATTAGCTACGCTGTAGGATTCAGCTTTCATGAAGGACTGTAGCCTGTTAAATGAATCAACACTCATGAGATGTTTTACTATCTCAAACCGTGATTTTTGTCTAGTTGTATTCTGCAGTTCTCTGACTTCGGCAGGAGATAAAGGAGTACCCTTTCCAGGCTGTGGAACCAAATGTGTAACAAATTCACGGGCCCACTGCTTGTACTTCTTACCGGGGTTCTTAAAGTTTCGAACGTTATCAATTCTCCCTTTTATTGTAGCCTCATCAGATGAGACTGATTTTGTTGGGAAAACAGCTGGGTTCTCAACTAACGGTGGATGAGTTACAACACCTGTTGCTTTACCATCCTCTGTCTTGAGTGTACCAAGTGGCTGAAAATGTGCTTGTAGTGCTGTTGTTGGCACGACATTAGCATGTAACTTATAAGGACCTATTAGATCAAATAATAAAGGTGCATTAACAGAATAATTAATGTCACCTGCATCGCGAATGATTCGTTCCACATCAGATATAACTGGTGGTGCCTGTTTATGACAAAGCCTCTTTTGCAATGCATTAAATGTTCTACCGGTAAGCTCAACACTATGTTTATCACCATTGCGCATTAAAGATAGTTGATCCGTTATTTGACAATAAACAGTTACAACATCTTTTTGCTGATAACATTTCCTTTTTATTGGATTTGCATCAAACATCCATCTCCATAAAGGTCCTTCAACACGGGCCATGGGTATTAACCAAATGATCCGACGTTGATCATCACCAGGGATAGATTTTTGTTCAATTGTGAAAACACATAGGCGCCCACTATTGTCAACAACTGATGCAGTATCACCAACATAGTTCCATATAGGATGGTGGTAATTGGATCCACCACGAATTTCATGATGAACACAATCATCTTTAATGTAAAACGCATCTTCGCCAGTTCGATTAGTGCACTTTGTTGGTACAAGGGTGTACATTACGATAGGGCGGAAATGCTTCATCCATTCATTGATATCTGCATAGTAGTCCACATCACACATAATAAACATTGTTTTACTTTCAATACTATCATCCCGGAAAGGAACCGCTAAGTCCTTCACGTGATAATAATAACGTGAGCCACCATTAATGTCATGATTGGCCAAAGATACATTATAGGGATCAAAACCCATCCTTGTCGCTATATCATTCATATATTGGTTAGCTGAGCTGCGCAATCGTGCAGCTGTTTGGTGTGTGTGGTTTCGGTTGACACTTATGAAATTAATTTTCTCACTATATGAGCAAATTAATTCACGAAGTTTATGTGTGCGCTGCGTACATTTATCCAAAATTTTGGATAAATCCCGCACGTTGGGGGTTGGAATCAACCAACGAGTTAATTTATGGTTACTTAATGCCTTCCAAGTCTTAATTTTCTTTATTAGGAAATACTTATGGAAGTCGTCAATGATGTTACTAGTGCGTGCTGGTGCACTAGGAACATAATCGGTAATCAAAGCTCTACTCATTGTGGATAACTTAT